AGGTGAACGGCGTATGAGCCGCCAGGGTGAACAGCGAACTGACTTCATTCTTCGCCAGTTGAGCATTGCCGAGCAGCGCTGTGAACGCTATCTGGCTCTGCTGCATTGTGTTGTCGTACTGAAGCCCTAGTGCAGCCAGACCAGCGCCAGCAGCGACCATTGCGAGCGTGAAGCCGTAGGCGAAACGCCGAGCAGTGAACAACATCTGGCTAAGGAACCAGCCCTGCTTGCGGCTCGCCCGCTCGGTAGCGGTGCCCATGCCGGTCGTGGCAACATCGAGACGACCAGCAGCCGCTGAGACGGCATCGAGTTCGGCGGCAGCCTTGCCGGTGCCGACAGTCTCGACAGCAATCAGGATGTTGTCCTGCTCAATCGCCATTACTTCGCTCCGAGTAGCTTCCCGATCTTGTTAACGATGCGGTTCGCCAAGTCCTCGTTAACCTTCGTCATCTGGAACTCTATCGCGCGAACCGCAATGATCTGCATCAGGCCGATTTCCTCCCAATCGCTACTGTTGAGTAGTTGAAACGGATCAAGACCAGCGAGCAAGACCTGGGCTGCTTGCGTTATCTCGTCACTGGTCTCTATCTCCCCAAGAAGCTCTCATCCACCCCCTTGCTCGTATCGGCCATCCATCGACTGAGAGTGATCCCGTGTGCCATGATTGCTGAGTCATTCTCACCAAACACCTTGTAGACGAGATCACGTGCCGTGTCTGTCGTTAGGTGCAACATATCTGCCGTACGCGGGTCGCTGAACGTAACGGCGACCACGGCCGGATCACCAATCTCGTGATCAGGATCCAGCGGCACCAGCTGTTTGTCCGGATCCTCCTCATCGAAGTTGCGGAAGTAGAGTCCAGTATTCGCAGCGACGATCAAATCGACCGTTGCCCAAATGTTCTGTTCATGGATCTCGTTGAACTGACGTTGTGCTCGCTTACCTAGTTCGGCCGCGATCCGACCTGGGACGACTTTGTAGCGAGCGACGAACTTGTCCCTGTAGCCCGGAATGTTGATATCTGCCGTGTCGGGTGTTGCGGCATCCCGCTCTGCACGCAGCTTGTCCATCATCGTCTGCATGAGCGGATTACTCCGGGCTACCGGGTCAAGAGCTTCCTCATGGAAGTCGTTGTCAGACATTGCTCCCTCCCGTACTTGTTCCATGACTAACCGACGTGCGGATCACCGTCGGGGGTGATCTCCATCTCGATGATGCCGGGATCGCTCGATGTCGAATCATGCTCAGGCGGCGTGACACGCTTGAGCTTCCCCGAGTAGTTGAGTGGCTTTCCGTACGTGTTCCCATCGATGTCCATCGGCAGCTTGTGAATCTCGATGGTGGCCTTACCAACCTGTGCAAGCAGGAGGTTGAGCCGGTCGTGATCACGCTGCAGACGGTACAGACGCTTGACGACGATGTTGCCAGGGTTGCGGTGACCACCGAGCGATACCTGTGGGGCCATACCGCCCGGCCAGTACTTGGCCTCATCTGAGTCGAGTTCGCCACCCGTCAGGCCGTCCCAGACGCCGAGGTCAGTTGTTGCCTCACCTTTTCCCGACACCTGGTGCTTCATCACGACAGTGACAGTGTAGGTGTCCTTGCGGGTTGGGCCTCCAGCCATTGTTCACCTCCTACAGGATATCGGTGATGAGCCGCTTGACAATTTCGATCACGACCAGTTCTGCGAACGGGCTCATCTTGACCCGCAGGACTGCGTGTAGCTCGCCAGCAGCGATGGTCGCTGGAGTATTGACCGAGGATCCGACATCGACCGCGAACGCCTGGTCAGGTGAGTCGCCGTAGAGCGAGCCCTCGTTGTAGAAGTTGTTCAGCATCGAGGCCAGAGCGCCACCGAACGATCCGATGGTCACGCCCTTGCCGTCGATCTGGCTGAACACGTAGTTCTCGCCGACGGCATCCGCCTGCGCGACGATTGCCATGTAGAGGCGAGAGTTACTGAATTGGATCCAATTCGGATCCAGGTTAGGATCAGTCAGCGTTCGGTAGCCGTACGCCATGATCCCGCCGAACTGCTGGACGGCGAGGTTAACCCCAGTGTTGTTCAATTCTTCCCGATCTGCGTCACTGAACTTCGGCTGTGATAGCGCAATCGGGTAGAGTGCCTGACCGTACTGGATGCCGGCTGCCGCGATGTTCGGGCTGACGGCTGCGTCGTTGCGAGCGATGATCCCAGCCTCGATAGCCGACCATGGACATGTCCGTGTCGTTCCGGCGATGATGCCCGGCACGACCGCCCAGGGGGCAAAGAATGCAGCGTGCCTCGCGTTCGGCACCCCTCGCAGTCCCATAGCGACGGACTTGAGTGTTGCCTTCGATCCTGAGTCCGTACCGTCGATCAGAGCTACGCGGTTGAACGTTGCTGCGTGAGCCATCAGGTTCGCCTGAGCCGCTGCTGTCGTCCGGCCCGGCATCGCGACCTGGCCTGGCCCGAGGTCATTGGTGAAGTGACCGAGCGCGGTTGTCCAGTTCGCCTCGGTGATGTTGGTATTGTCGTCTGTTCCGCCGACGAGCGGCGTAGCGGCGACGACTGCCGGATCGCTGAGAGTCGTGCCCACATCGATCAGGTCGATGTAGTCGCTTGCGTACGACCAGTTGATGGCGTCGGCTTCGTCGGTCAGATCCCTCGACAGTTCCAGGACGTTGCCGAGGTTGTCGGTGATCTGAATGACGAACGTACCGCCGACCGAGCCCTGCAGGACTGCAACTCGAAGGTTGTTGCCCCAAGCTCCTGGCGAGTTCGCGTTCACCTGGAGCGTCGGGTTGTTTGTTCCATCCTTGAGAGTAACGGTCGCCAGGACTGGCGCAGGCCCGACAACGCGAGCAATGTACGCCAGGCTACCGCCCTCCTTGTAGAAACAGTCCATGGCGTCCCACAAGAAGCTGTAGGTCACCCGAGCGCCGAACTTCTGTTCAAATTCGGCCATGCTGCGAACGAGCACAGCTGTAGTTTGATCGCCTTGAGACGCAGGCCCGACAGCAAAGAACACCCCGGTATCAGTTGGCGGTGTTCTTGCCGGCGCAACCTCGACAAGGGAGATTTCAACTCCCGGCCTCGGCATCAGTCACCTCCTCCGTAGTAGTCGCTGCTGCATTGAGGGTGTCGAAGGACACGAGGTGCCCTTCGTCGATCAGAGCAGCGTTGTGCGGATCCGCTTGTGCTTCCTTCGTCAAGCTCACATCGGCTCCTGGCTCACAGATGGAGCCGTCGGCCAGATCAGTGAGCGAGCCGACATTACGGAATTTGGTCATCTATCGGCTCCTTCTCGACATCGATGTCAACTTCCTGTACCAGAGGCCAATGACTCCCTGGTTGCGTCGCCGGATCCGGCGGATCTGGTGCTGGATACGTTCGCGGCCCTCCCATCTTGTTGACGACATCCTCGACTGTTACATCTGCGTGTACCATGACGAGCGTCAGGTTGCGTTCTCCGTCTGGGCTCGGCAGATCATTGTAGCTCTCGCTCGTCCAGACAGAGTTGATCGCGAACCCGCCCAGGGTCGGCTTCTGGACGACGATGGCACGCATTGCTGCTCCGTAGAGCTTGGCGACTGCGCGGGTCGAATCCTGGTCGAGCGCAGAGATCAATCCGGTTATGGCCATCCGCCAGGTCGCTGTGTACATCCCACTACCATCGTGATACGGCAAGCCTGTGATACCTGGCGACTGAACGAGGATGCCTGGCAGTTGGTTCTCGCGCAGCTGCTCCAATGCCCCAGCGATCATGAAGGAGCGAGGCACGGGCACCTTCCTGCGTGTCCGTCCTAGCTGCAACTCCATCTCCTGGAGGTAGACCGGCATCCAAAGCTTGAGATGATCGCGCAGTGCCTCTTCGATCTGGTTCGCCGAAACGATGCGATCAAATATGTCAGTCGCTGAAATGGCCACGTGGCGCTCTTATCGGAATACTGCCCATGCCGAGAACTTCGGTAGCATAGGCGTCCCAGAAGTACTGCCTGATGATGCGCTCGAAACGGAGCACATCGCCAGGCACTGATTTGTATAGCGTCCGGATTGGGATATTGCGTGATGGTGCTCCACGCTGATGTACTCCCGCGTACGGCACTTTGGTGCCGAGAGCAACAGCCCATTCATTCGGGCCACCCTTGATAACCAAGACGTTCTCTGGACTGCCGATGTCAGCAAGGGAGACGTAGAGTCGATGCGTCTCACCGTACAGGATGCGCAGATCAATTTTCTCGCGCTCCTTCTCATGTAAGCGCTTCTTGCTCAGAGCCGTCCAAGAACCGCCACCGCGACGCCCTTGACTCTCAAATGTATCCCTGGCGATGGAAGCCATTTCTTCGCCAATGATCTCCATGGCTGGCCGAAGGTTCCGCATTGCGCCACCGAGATTAGCGTATCGAGCGCGTAGCTTTTGGATCTGCCCAGGCGGCAATACTTCGAGATGGACGCCGAGCGGTAGGGCCATCTACATTCGTGTCTGCCAGCCCACCAGTACCTCCGGGCCTGGGAATGTCCAGAAAGGTTGTCCGGGCAGAACCTCAACACCTGACTCTTCCGCTATCTCGCGTCCGACAGCGGTGTTGAGCCAACCGATTGCTTCGTCGAAGAGGGCGTTGTATTCCGGATAAGGCGAGCGACCAGTCGCGATCTGCTCAGGAAAGTAGCTGATCTCAATCAGCTTGGCCGCACGGTAGATGATCGCCTGTGTCGCCCAGCGATAGGCAGTCACAGGGATGTCAGTGTCGATAGGAGCAGTGACATCGTTCGCTGCCTGGAGGATGATACGATTGACTTCCTCTCCGGTCGGCCGCGTCTCATCGTTGAACGTACCGATCTCATCGCCATTCACTGTCTTGGTACGCGCTCGCATGATCGCGCCTATGTCTGCCAACGTCGGCAAATAGGGCTGAGTTTCATCGGGGACATTCTGGATTGGTACGGTCGGCAGGGCGACAGAGGCGGCGGGGTCACGAAAGATGACCTGGTACCAACCGTGAGGCAGCGTGGCCTTATCAGTCGTGAAGGCACGCGCCATAGGTTCGGTCGGATTAGCGTCGAGCGGAGAGAGCGGCTGGACATCAATCTCAGTCCAAGGCCCGCCAGATGACGAGGACTCTTGGATATGGATTTCAGACCAGGCAATGCCGTCGAACTTTGGAGGCGGGGTAAAGTCTTCAAATGTAACGACGTACATCATGGCCTTTCGTAGGATTGAACGATCCGCCCTGTCTTCGGTGCCGCTACATCTCCGTCCGGAGCCTGCCAGACCGCTCCGGGCGTGTAAGTATAAACCATCCCCGAACCCTCGATGGATACTGAAGAAAGACCACCGACGAAGGTTGCCCGGATCGGAATGGCATAGACATAGGCAAACTGACCGAAGATTGGGACGACGGCACTAAAGGCAACACTTTGAGTCGAGGCTACCAGCTGCATGGATAGCGCGGGGGAGATGGCGCTGGCTATCCAAGAAGCAGCTGGAGCCCCGACATCATTGTCTCTCGCAATTGACGGAGCAGTGACGGCAAATGTCGTCTTTGCCGGTGGCGCTACAATTCCTCCGCCAAGCCCGATGATCGGAGCGAACGGAGCAAGGTTGATCAACGCGGCACTAGGCTGGATCGCAAGAGACAGTCCTGGCGCATTGGAGGATGTCGTGAAGTTCCCGGCTGGCGGCTTTGTCGTAACACCGAGGGTTGGGGCCGTAGCACCCTGAGTGACTTGCGCTGCCGGAGCCACCACCGTCGAACTAGTACCAATGAACAGGGTCGGACTGGTCGAGCTATACGTTACAGGTACAGGCACCGGAGGCGCAGCAACTGTCAAGCTCGGGTTAGCCGGAGCCATGTTCAGCTGCGCTGCTGGAGCGACAACGATGATGCTAACGACCGGCGCAACCGAACTCAACACCAGGACAGACGGCAGCTCCAGGTTAACCGTATCAGCAGTCCAGAGTAGAGTCGGTCCACCAGGCAATTGCGCTATGGTCGGATCGGTATTCCCGAGCGCATTCAAGGTAGCGAGGTCAGCAGTTGTCGGAATACCTGTGCCGCAGGCAAACCAGAAGAAGTCAGCATCACAACGGGTGTTGCCGAGCCACGGCAGTAGGCTGCCGATATCGAAGTTCGTGATCCCGGTGGGGACACCGTGCGTACGAGCCGTCGATGCGAACGCGGCCCCGTTGACGGAGACACGCATGAACCCAGCATCCCAGGCGAACACGACCGTTGTCAATGCTCCTAACGCAATGGCAGAAACTGGCCCTTGGTTCGCCTGTGAGTACGGCCCGGCAGCGCCGATGCGCTCATAGATCGAGAAGCCTGTCCCAATCGACTCGAAGCCGAGTATGCCACTGCTTACGCCGTCTGAGAGGAAGAAAACTCCTGGCCCGGACGAACCAGTTGAGACGGCACGTCCGACCCTCATCCTGGCCGCCACCCAGCCCTGCGTCGGGTTGAGTGCCGAGGAGGGTGCCTGAATGCGGGCGTCGGCCCGCGCCTTCGCCGCATTCGTTGTCTCGATGTACGGAGTCCTGATCGACAACTGCTCGACCTGAACACCGTCGATGTGGACTTCGTCACCGATGGCCGAACCGGCCTGGCCTGCGGTTCCGGCCGCGTAGGCAAACAGGCTCATGTGCGTGCGGTCGGCCTGCGCAAACGTGCCCGTTCCGGAGTAGCGCTGCCACGTCGCTTGCAGCGGTGGCGATACAGGGCCTATAGACCCGTCGCCAGTTGCGCCGCCCTGTTCGTTGACCTGGAAGGTGATGCCCTTGCCGACTGTCTGTGCGTTACCTGCCCTGGCCCAGAGACTCCAGGTGTATGGCCCCTGGCTCAGCGGAGCGCCGGTCTTGAAATCGACGCACTTCATGCCAAAGTTGCCGACCGTGTCGCAGATGCACTTGAGATAGTTGGCGCCAAAGATGCCGCCGTCGGTGCCGAGTGAGATCGGGTTGACACCTGCGGTCAAGTTATACTTCTGCCAGCCCGATCCGGTGCCAGTCTCAAATCCGCCATTCAGGATCATGTTCGTCGTTGCTTCCCAGAGACCGAACGACGACTCGACCGGACGACCATCGCCCTGTACGCCTGCCTGACGAGTCGCATCAGTGATCTCGTTGCCTGATGTAATTAGAGTGAATTGAGTAACAACGACGGTAGAACTGACACCGATGATCGGAGCTACGCTGCTAGCAGTGAATGCCGCGAATGGTACCGCAACTGTATTGCTTGCTCCGCTCTGAATCCCAGGCGCTGGCGCACTCGCAGTCCAGAGGCCAGGAGGCGAAGTAATTGTCCAATCCCTTGCAATGCCTGGTGCGACCGAGCTAGCTGTCCAGATACCTGGTACACCGTAGACCGTCATCCCCAGGCCAGGCCCGACGCCACTGGCTGTCCAAGTAGCAGGAGGCGACGTCACGACCAGGGAGATTTGTACCTGTGGCGCGACTGCGCTGTACGTTACGTTTGTTGGTGGCGGCGTGATGAGCTTGCTCAGAGTGAGCAGTGGCGCGACAGATACATATGTCGCCGTAGCTGGCGGCGCGACGACTAACGCTGTGCCTGAGACAGCAGGCGCCACCGCGCTCATCGTCGCGACAGCAGCAGGTGACACGACCCCTTGAGCAGCAATGACACCCGGCGCGACGCTACTCGCCGTCCAGGTTGCCGGCGGCGCCACATATGTCTCCGCGAGGCCAGGAGCCACCGTCGCAAAGGTCGTACGCATAGGTGTAGCTACGACCAGAGCGGTACCAGAGACTGCCGGAGCAACCGATTGAGCTGTGAACTGCGCCGGAGGAGCAACGACCAGGGCTGTACCGCTGACCGCAGGCGCGACCGACGAGAATGTAGCGACAGCTGGCGGAGCGATATTCGTTTCGTCAACACGCGGTGCTGGAGCGACCGACGAGGCATTGAACGTAGCCGGTGGCGCTACGACAGTATTGCTCGTGCCGATGAAGAGCGTTGGAGAGAGAACAGGAAAGGTGATCGTCGCCGGTGGAGCAACATTCGTTTCATCGACGCTCGGCGTCGGCGCGACAGCAGATGCGTTGAAGTTCGCTGCCGGCGATACAACTAATGCCGTGCCAGAGACAGATGGGGCAACTGACGCGAACGTTTCGACC